AATAATAGAGGCAAAATTAATTATGAAAGAAAGGAGCAGTAAAGATGGCGAAAGATAAAGCGGAGTTTAATCGGGAGCTGTGGGAACTCGCGGCTAAGGAAATGGGATATTTGGATTTCAAAGAGCCTATCAGAATTCACGTTGATGGCCTCAAGAACAAAAAGCTTCGAGCGGCAGTTGTTGATTTACTTCCTTCCATTACGAAGAAGGATTGGACAAATTTCACCTATCCAATCATGGATCTTTTTCTAACGGACAAGAAAGCATTGGCAGCTTTGGAAGATGGTGTGGTAGTAGATTGGCGAGAAAAACAATCTATGGTAAGCGAACCCTCCAAGATAAGCGAGCCTTCCGATGCACCAGATCCGCCACCTGTGGATTCACCAACAGATGTGGGGGAGGCTAAGACAGGGAAGGCCAGGAAAGGAAAACAATTCACGCGCATGGGAAAACAACTCACGCGCATGGATTCAGTTGCTTCCGTTCTACGCGAAGGCAATCTGACAGACATTGGCAAGATCGCGGAACGTGCCAATGAAGTATACGTAGAATCCGGTGGGAAAGACAATCTCACAACTTCAGTGTATCAAACGAAGAAAGCCGTCGAGGTTTTGATTGCGATGGGCTACGCATCCATCGAAGATGGAGATTTTTCGATCACAGTGACGTAAACACATTCTCTCATTGCTCCAAAATTTGCGTTTTGTTCTTCCTGGCAAATTTTGGAGATTTTTTAAGGCAATTAACATCTAAGCAAAACATTAGAACGTAATAAAATATTGATCGCCTTAAAAGATCGTGACCTAAATAAAATCCCAAGGTGTCTTAAAAAATGGTTTTGCATCTGCCAAATGAACAACCGCGTGTGCCGCCTCCTTTTATCAAACAGTATTACAGTCTATTACGAGAAACAGGAGTGCTTCCTAACTTTTGGGTATCTCCTACTTATTGGGCGATGAGCGAAATGGAAAAAATAGAATCACCATGTCGAAGTGCTGTTTCTTTGGGGTGGAAAGAAATAGCAGCTTTTCCACCCATCAGTTTAGTCTCCCACAAAATACTTCAGGAAACCGTAGGGAAAAACGGCCCAGAAGTTATGTATTCTTTTCCAGAAGTGCGTCCTACAGATAAAGATCGAGAAGTATTCGTAGGGTTTAATTATATATACGACCCGCAAGAATTTATAGGATTGAAAGGAAAACGATGGAGCACACTTCGCACTAGCATATCAAAGTGGACTAGAAGTAATCCAAACTGTGTGTTTTATGCTGGGGGCTGTCCTAATTGGGATTCAAAGCCATCTTGTTTGTTCCTGAAAGAATGGCAACAAAATAACAGCGTATCGGTTTCTGATTTCGATATTATGATTAGGTATTTCGTGTCTATAGAAAATGTGCCAAATTGCGGGTTCCTCTTTCAAGATCAAATGCAAACCGAGTTAATAGGACTTGTGACATGGGATTGGAATTGGCAATTCGTCAATCTTCGATTTTGTTTACACAAAGACGAGCCGTATTTAGCTGAATTCTTACGCTGGCGGTTTTATGTTTATATTGCAGGGCTGCAACAACATCGCTTAGTTAACAGTGGGGGGGATAGGATATGTAAGCCGAAGAAGAATATAAATATGAATACGAACGTAAAAGCGACTTTACCTATCTATAGTTGGAAAGAAGAATAGAGAAAGGAACAAGGACATACTACGAATTTGGAAATATCCATTGGTGATTGATGATTATCAGACAATTGAAATGCCGTTCGGTGCGCGGATTTTGTCTGTCGGGAATCAAAACGATAAACTGTGTTTGTGGGCATTGGTAAATCCGGTGAATAGTTGTGAGGGGCGCGTTATTCGTATCATTGGCACTGGTCATTCCATAGAATCCAACAACCAAATTCACTCTTTTATCGGGACGGTTGCCATGTCGAGCGGGAAATTGATTTGGCATGTATTCGAACAAGGAGAACAAATATGATGTATTCGACAGGCGTATATTTTTCCGTTGTGTCCGTAACAAAAAAGTATGATCTTTTTGCAGTGATGATGCATCAAGAGGGGGAAAATGAAGATCTTTCATTGTCGCCACGAATGTTGCCACCTGTCTTCTTTACAGAAGAAGACGCACAAAAATATATTCAAGATGATCTATCAAATTGGATAATACCGCCTACATGCGCTAATCTTTCCGAGAAAGATACCCCAACCCTAGCAGGCATAGTAAATGAGGAGGCCGGTAATGTTGATTAATCGAAAAGAATTCATAAGTGCGTTAGAAGAAGTTCGGCCCGGACTTTCTGTGGTTGAAATCGTAGAAAATTCTACGTGTTTCAATTTTGGCAATGGAATTTTATTTACCTACAATGACGAGATTTGTGTTCAACGTAAATTTCCTCTTGGGGAAGATCTGAAATTTTCCGTTTCTGCAAAAGAACTTCTTGCGCTTTTGAAAAAGATAAAAGACGAAGAAGTTCTTATCTCTTTCGACGAGCAGCAACTAAAGATCAAGGCGCAAGATATATCTGCGGGACTCAATATCACAACTGGTGATGTTTTTGATGTAGATTCAATGGGCGTAAATATAGATAAATGTAAATTCCAAGAGTTGCCCGAAGATTTCTTAAATGGAATTCGTCAATGCCTTTCTTCTGTTTCTACTCAAGCGGGAGACGATACAATATTGTCCTGTATTCACATGAAAAAAGACACGCTGGAATCGTGTGATGACTTTTCCATAACTCGGTATACCTTGCCTAAAAAAATATTTCAACAGCATATCATGCTTCCGGGAAGGTCTGCCAAATATCTTTTTTCTTACCCAAAAATTAATTCTTATGCCGTAGCAAGTGGTTGGATTCATTTCAAAGTAAATGAATCTGTGTCTTTTTCTTGCCGAACTTTGGAAGACGACCAGCCGAAATGGGGAAAGTTTTTGAAAGTAGAGGGGGAAGAAGTAGAATTCCCTAAAGATCTAAACGATGCCTTAGATACTGCGGGAGTATTTTCTAACGATCCTTTAGCAAATCAATACACGATGGCCGCTCACGTTCGTATTGAAAAAGGACAGATTACAGTAAAGGGGGAAGGAAATTCTGGTTGGGCCACGAAGAAATCTAAATGCGCGTATAGTGGGGAACGCACAATTGAGTTCATAACAAGTATTCCTTTGTTAAAAATTTTTCTCAAAGCGCATAACAAAGCCATTGTTGCAAAAGATAAAATGCGTTTTGAGAGCGGCAACTTCGTTCATGTAATCAGTTTAATACAGGGGGATTGAGACGAAAGTGACTAAATCTTGGAGATCAATTGCAGGAAATATTCGTATTTGTGATATGGTTGACAGCCATCTTTTGAATACCATACGAGTATTAAAAAGTCGTGCAGAAAAACGGGCGGAAGATTCTGAAATGGATGAATGGCAAGATCGCGTCGATGATATTTATTGGGATATGGAATAGGAAGCGTTGGATCGTGGATTGGAAATTAAATAATACTTAGAAAAGTTAAATATAATATACCTAAGAATAATACAGGCGGTGTAGCAATGGCAAAATTACAAGGATTTAGTAGGCTTGGAATAGCCAATGGCAATAAACCATTAAAATCTAAGGGGAAGCGCATGGCGGGATGTGGCCGTTGTGGCCTATATAAACAATGTATATCTCCAAAGATGAAAGCCACCGGAGGCGGGGAAAAGGGGATTCTAATCATTGCTGAAGCTCCTGGGAGACAAGAAGACGAACAAGAATTCAATTAGTGGGAGAGGCGGGGCAGTTTTTACGGAAAAAACTAAAAACATTAGGCATTAACCTTGAACGAGATTGCCGAAAAATCAATGCGATCAATTGTAGGCCCCCGAATAATCGAACGCCCACTAATCAAGAAATAACAGATTGCCGCCCTCGCATTTGGGAAGAGATCCAGAGGTTTAGCCCCAAAGCAATTCTTTTACTGGGGAAATCAGCGCTGAAGTCTTTTCTCGATTTTCGCAGAACAAGAAGTGTCGAGTCCGTAGCGCCCTGGAGGGGGTGGACTATCCCCGATAGGGATGCGCATTGTTGGGTATCGGCTACATATCATCCTAGTTTTGTTCTTAGAGAAGAAAAAAGTTCTGCGGCAGATGCTATTTTCACACAAGACTTAAAAACCTTTTCATCATTATACGAAACACCCTTTCCAGAAAGTTTGGACATTCCTCAAAAAGTGAAAGAAGAGACATACGTTGATGTTTTCACACGTAAAGAACAAACCCATAACTATTTGAAAAGACTTATTAAAGACCCACCGGAAATAATGGCGTTTGATTATGAAACTACCGGACTAAAACCAGATGCGCCGGGACATGACATAATTTCATGTTCAATATGTACACACGTATCCGATGCAAAATCTTTTCTTGTGCAAGATAACAAAACAAGGAGATTACTAGGAAAGATATTACAAGATCCAAGAACTAAAAAGATTGCCGCAAATTGGAAATTTGAAGAACGATGGACTCAGAAAATACTAGGAGTGCCGGTATCCAATTGGTATTGGGATACGATGGTTATGGCGCATGTCTTAGATAATCGCACTGGGATTACTGGACTAAAATTTCAAGCGTATGTGCGTTTTGGAATTGTGGATTACGACTCTCACCTAAGACCGTTTTTAGAAGGAAAACGTTCTGATGGCGCAAATGCCACTAATCGAATACGCGAAGCTCCTGTTCACGATCTTCTTTTATACGGCGGATTAGATTCTCTTCTTGAATTTCGGTTGGCACTTATCCAACAAAAAGAAGTAAAAGAATGGGGATTAGAACAAGCATGTGATTTGTTCCATAATGGGCTACGTGCTTTCTCTCACATGGAAACACAGGGAATTTGTGTCGATGTCGATTATTGCAAAAAGCAAGATAAACGACTAAAAAAGCAATCCAAAAAAATTGAAGATAAATTAATGAAAAAGAAAGAAATCAAATGGTGGCAAAACCATGTTCCGAAGGGCAGGAAATTTAATTTATACTCCGACGATCAATTAAGCGCCTTGTTGTATAGCCATCTAAAGCTTAATGCTGAAGTACAAACAGATAAAGGGAAAGATTCTGCAAGCGAAGAAGCGTTAGAAAAACTAAAAAAGGATGTCCCATTTGTCAAAGATTTACTTATGCTTCGGAAGATAAGAAAAGCAAGAAATACTTATTTAGGTAATCTGTTGAAAGAAACAGTAGATGGAGTAATGCGCCCATTTTTCAATATACACAACGTGGTTACTTATCGAAGTTCTTCCAGCAATATTAATTTTCAGAATGTACCCAAGCGTAATGAATATTTCAAAAAAACCATTCGTAAATCCATTTTTCCCCCACAAGATTATCTTTTGTTAGAAGCAGATTTTTCTGGATTGGAAGTGTGTATTGGTGCGTGTTATCATAAAGATCCCAACATGATCGCGGAAGTGACTGATCCCAATAGGGACATGCACCGGGATATGGCCAAAGAGTGCTTCTTATTAAACAATGATGAGTGGACTAAGCCTATTCGTGGGGAGGCAAAAGGCGATTTTGTATTCGCTGAATTTTATGGGAGTTATTATGCCCAATGCGCCAAAAAATTATGGGAGCAGATTAAAGTTCAAAATCTAAAAACTAAACAAGGGGTGGGCCTTTACGCCCACTTAAAAAATAAGGGAATTAAGCGGTATGAAGAGTTTGAGGCGTACATAAAGAAGGTTGAGGAGCGGTTTTGGGGAGAGCGTTTTTCAGTCTACGCAGAGTGGAAAGTTCAACAATGGCGTAGATATCAGGAAAAAGGGCATGTTGATCTGAAGACGGGGTTTCGATGTGGCGGATTAATGAACGAAAGAGAAACTTCAAATTATCCTATTCAAGGATCCGCGTTTCATTGTCTTCTATGGAGTTTGATTGAAATAGACAAAGAATTGCGCATAAGGAAATATCGGTCATGTGTCATCTTTCAAATTCACGATTCCGTAGGACTAATCGTACATCCAGACGAATACAACGCTGTTTTGGGACTCATCAAGGAAGTGACAGAAGTACGATTACGTGAAATGTGGGATTGGATCATCGTCCCACTTCAAATTGAAATTGAAGTAGCCCCAATGAATGAGCCTTGGTACAACTTACGAGAAGTATCGTCGGGAAAATGTTCCGTATGTTCTGCTGAGTGGTTATATTCAGAGCAAGGCGTGTACGAGTGTCCTTTGTGTGGGGACAAAAGCGACTTACCATTTTAATTAAATAAAAATAACATTTTTCGTAAGTGAAACAAAAAATAAATATATAATAAGGTAGGGAAGTAATTATGAGTGCGGTTAATCTAGGCCAATCACAGTGGCAAATCGAGACAGATACCGAAAACTGGACGGTGATGTATCGGAAGAAGTGAAATCAATGGGCAGGTGTAAGGCCCACACCTGTTTGCCTCACAGAGGCAAGGCCGGGGAAGATGCCCAGTAATGGGATTCTTGCTCTTCCCCGGCTCCAAAATGGATTGAAAAAGAAGAGCACTGATGACTGTAGTGTCTGAATACAAATGCGACAAAAGAAGGTTGAGGACTCCCTCTCTCCCCAAGCAGCGATCAAAGGCGCTGCCAACAGAACGGCAGGACGAGGCCAAAGGCCGTTTGCGTATAGAGGAAAATGATGCTTGTGAATGAAAAGCAAATGAAAAAATTCATTCTGTCGGGCCTGGCTTGACGAAGCACTTTGTAGATATTATAAACGTAAGAAATGAGGCGGCGGCCTGGCGGCTGTTGAGCGAGGGATGAAAATGGGCGATCTGAGTAAGAATTTTTCACGAAGTGAATTTGCATGTCACTGCGGGTGTGGCTTTGATTCTCCGGAACCGTTGCTCGTGGAGTCGTTGCAAACGATCCGTGATCATTTCGGACCTGTTCGAATTCGCAGCGGTTGCCGGTGTCTTAAATATAACCGTACTCTCACGGATTCAAAGGGCCGGAGATTAAGCAAGGATACCAGTCAGCACGTATTTGGGAAGGCGGCTGATATTTGGGTTGAGCGGTATCTACCAGACGAGAGTCGTGATTATGATAGAACCGATCTTCGAGATTCCATTGAACGCGCTATGCGAAGCACTTGTGAAACGGTCCTACCTATCGAGGTTGCCCGGTACGCGGCTTCAATTCTTGTAAAACCAAAGTGGGTTACTAAAAATAAAATTTCATTTTGGGATTATGATGATTTATTAAAATATGGCGGCATCGGGGTATACAAAACCTTCGTTCATTTAGACGTGCGCGAGGCGCGGCCCGCCCGATGGGGGCTGAAATGGAGAGGGATAGATCATGTCAAATAGAATGGAGAAAATTATTATGAATATTTCAAAGCCGATGAGCCGAAAGACGGAATCAAAACATTATGCTCACAATGCGAAGCCATAATCACATTTCGTGAAGTCACGAAAGAAGAGTATGACGCAGTTGCGAACTGGCGGCTGTTGAGCGAGGGATGACCATGAATCATACAAAAATCGAATGGACGGATGTAAGTTGCCGAGAAGGGGCAAAATAATGACTTTACCGAATGAATATAGGCCAAAAAGCATTGATGAATTTGTCGGAAATGATTCTTTGAAAAAAGAAATATCTATTGAGTTACGTCGAAAAGCAGAGAAACGATCTCATGCGTATCTTATCACTGGCCCGTCTGGTTGTGGAAAGACTACGCTAGGTCGTATTATTGCAAAAGAAGCTGGCGCATATACCCCCTTCATAAAACACAACCCAAATTATATCGAAATGGACTCAGCAAGTTTTCGCGGGATTGACACGATTCGGAATGTACGAGAGCGAATGCGAACTTCTCCTTTGGGCGAAAATGAGTATCGAGTTTACTTGTTAGATGAAGTCCATCAAATAAGCAAAGATGCACAAGAAGCTCTTTTGAAAGCGTTAGAGGATACCCCCAAACACGTTATCTTTATCTTATGTACTACTGAGCCGCAAAAACTAAAAACAACTTTACGTCAACGTTGTACGCATTACGAAGTATCCCCTATTAACGACGCTAAAATACTTGAGGCCCATTTGAAATTTATTTGCAAACAAGAAGAAAAAAAAGAACCACCAGAAGAAATAATTGAAATCATCGTACAACGAAGTAACGGTGCGCCACGTTTGGCATTAAGTTTTTTGGGGCAAATCATTGACATGAAGGCCAAAGACATGAAAAAAACTTTGGCTACGAAATCAGAAACACAAACAAAAAAATTAGCAAACGTGCTTATCAGCAATGGGAATTGGACAGAGATTCGAGAAGTATTAAATGCAATTAAAGGGGAAGATCCGGAACGTATTCGACGTGGCGTGTTGGGATACTGCCAAGCAATTCTTTTGAAAAAACAAAATGATCGGGCAGCTAACATTCTTCAAACATTTATGGAGCCGGTTTATGATAGCGGATTTCCAGGAATTGTTGGATTGTGTTACGCAATATACAAAGGAGAATAATTATGACAAAAGAATTAGACCATGAACGCGATGTGGGCATTGATCCAAATGGGCTGGATACAGAATGGTTGGCGCAACCGGGATTGTTTCTAAAATATAGTAAAATGGAAGCGGAGCAGGGGAGAATTGTTGATCGGCTAAAAGAGCGGCTTGATGTAGCCGAGGCGGAAATAAGAAAACAAATTATTTCTAACCCCTCAGAATATGCCATAACCACTAAACCTAATCTGGATGAAATTAAGTCTTTGATCGTAGGCGATACGACTATATGCGCAGTAAGACAAGAACTACAAGACGCGCAGTACGAATTAAATATTATCAAAGCGGCAGTGCGGGCGATCGACCAAAAAAAGTATGCACTCCAAGATCTTGTGAGGTTGCTACTCGGTGGTTATTTTGCCGGTCCGCAAGCCCCCCGTGATCTTGCGGCGGAGTGGAATAAACAAGTAGAAAACGGTGTATCTACAAATATTGCAAAGAAACGTATGAAAAAACATTCACGAAAGGAGCGGTGAACATGGAAAATATATTCAGTCAAATAGGGTGGGCGGTTTTATTCCTTCTCATCTTCTGTTTTTTGATTCCATTTTGGATTAATTTAATGATTGGCATGATTCATAGCACATGGTTCGATAGTGCGCGGGAGCATTACGAAAAACAATTTTACATGCTAAAACGGCTAAATGAAGAAATGAATAATGAAGAAATGAAACATATCGAAGCGGATATGAACAAACCAGAAAGGGAAAAGAATAATGAAGAAGAAAAAAAATAAGGTAAGCGGCATGAGAAAAACTGCTACACGTGTAGCGAACACTAAGGCACAGCAAGGGGGGAGATACGTCCAAGTTCCAGAAGGAATTAAGTTATTGATGATAGATAAAGCTGGCACTTTGCGGTTTGATATCTTGCCGTATCGAGTCACAGTAAAAAATCACCCCAAACAAATAGAAGTGGGCGGCCTATGGTATCAGCGTAACTTTTCCATCCATCGTAATGTTGGGGTAGACAAGAACTCTTATGTATGCCCACGTTCGGTGCAAAAAGGAAATTGCCCAATTTGCGAAGCTTACGCCGATGCCGTCAAAAATCAAGATGAAGAGACTGCCAAAGCCCTGAAGCCTTCAGATCGCACATTGTTTAACGTCATCGACACAAAGAATAAGGACGGCTCTATATGTATCTTGAATTATTCCTATTATCTTTTTGAAAAGCTTCTGAATAGTGAAATTAGAGAATTAGAAGAGGATGCTGATATAGATCCTGATTGGTTCTTTGCTGATCTTGTGGGCGGGTCAACTTTGAAAGTTCGATTCACTGAAAAAAGTCTAGGGAAAAGAAATTTTTATGATGCGGAAAAGATAGATTTCGTTTCCAGAGATGATTACGGTGAATCGATTTTGGAAAAGACAGTGGATTTGGATAAGGCACTGACTGTCTTGTCTTACGACGATCTAAGTCGAATTTTCTTAGATTTGAGTAAAGAACCAGAAGGTGACACAGACGTCGAAAAGGACGCAGAAGAAAACACGAATGAGGCTCCAAAAAAGAAGAAAAAGAAGAAACGTGAGTGTCCTTTCGGGTATACCTTCGCCCTTGACTACGGGAATTATGTAGAGTGCCAAACTTGCAAGTTATCAAAGAAGTGCTTCAAATCTGCTTGATAATCTCATAATTGGGGAGGGGGGAGTCTTGTCGGCAAAATCTTAGCCCCCCTCCCAACAACAAAAGGAAAGTGAAAAATGAGAAACAAAAAAAAGATAGACTATTTAACAACCACAGAAGCTATTGAATACATAGCCGATCAGTTTGGAGAGATCATTACGAAGCCTACTTTGATTAGTTGGATCAAAAGGTTTGATTTAGGCTATCGAACTGGTGGCGGCCAATTACGTGGATTTTGGAGAATCTACAAAAGTAAACTTCACAAATTCTTGGAGGCTAATTATGGGAAAAAATAAGCCCAGAAAACATCTTCACGCATGTGCAGTAAAGAGCATCGAAAGAATAGCCAAAACCGATGTGATACGACGAGTTAAAAAGGACTTCCCCCCTGAGAGATTAATTGACACAGGGAGCACTATGTTAAATCTCGCTTGTAGCGACACGGTGAGTGGCGGGTTTCCATTAGGGAGCATCGTCAATTTAATCGGCGATTCTTCTAGCGGAAAGACATTGTTATGTACAACAATGTTGGCGCTCGCAGCGAACAAAGATCGGTTCAAAAAATATCGATTGATATACGATGATGTGGAGCGGGGCAATGAATTCGACATTAACCATCTGTTTGGAGAAGTCGCACATAAACGTATCGGACGCCCGGATCCGTCAAAAACAGTTGAGGAATTCTTATTAAATATTTGCGATCTATTGGATGAAAAAATCCCATTCGTTTGGGTGTTAGACTCCTTAGATGGACTGTCTGATATAGGAGAACAAAAGAGAACAAGAGAGCAACAAGAAGCTCGAAAAAAAGGGAATAAATTTGACAAGGGCACATTTGCAATGTACAAAGCTAAAGGAATGTCCGCATTACTCAGACAAATAATGCAAAGAATTGACGAAACAGATTCACTTCTAGTTATTATTTCACAAACCAGAGATGATGTGGGCGCAATATTCGGGAGCAAAAAAACTACAAGTGGGGGCAAGGCGCTCGAATTTTACTGCCATCATAGAATTTGGCTGTCTAATCGAAATGTCATTACAAAAACCATAAAAAAACGCAAACGTGAATTAGGACATGATGTACATGCAAAAGTATCCAAGAACAGGATAAATGGAAAGCGCCGAACCATTGAGTTTCGTGTGCTCTATGATTACGGCGTAGACGATACTGCGAGTATGTTAAATTTTATGGTTAAAGAGGGAGGCAATTGGGGGACAAAATTAAAAGTAGAAGTCCCCAATGATATCATTTCTGGCACGTTTGATGAGTGCGTAAAGTATGTCGAAGCAAAACACCCGGAGATTCTTCCAACTGCATGTCAAAATCTTTGGAACGAAATCGAAGAAGATTTCAAAATAGATCGCACAAGGAGAATGGCATAATGGGCACTAACACTTTTATCGGCATCGATCCAGGGAAAACTGGGGCATTGTGTATTTTATACAAAGACGAGCCGTTTTTCGTCGATTGGCCAAAAGATGATAGTCTACTATCACTAATCAATGACGTAAACGACGTTGTGTATACTATACATGATACGTTCGAGGTGTATGATACTTTTGAATCATTTGTAGATAACACCAATTTGTTTTGTATCATCGAGCAACAATCATCGAGGCCATTACAAGGAGCACCGGCCACGTTCAATCCGGTATGAATTATGGAATGTGGTTGATGTTTTTGGCTATGTACAAAGTGCCTCATCGCATTATTCATCCGAACACTATTTTCAAAGGAATTGT